CGTTCCATAACAAAAATACCCATAAACGAATTGCGCGTCGAGCATGACCGGTATTGGTCATTTTATCAAAACGAACTCGATGCCGAGAAGATGGCCCGCGGCGAATGGGCATCGTCTACCGTCAAGGTTCGGTTCGGTCCTTCATCCTACAATCCATTCTCAGTTAAATAACATGTCAATAAAAGACAGATTGAATAAATTATTTCGCCGCCAGGAACCAGTCGAAAGAGTAGTTGAGAAAGTAGTCAAGCGGTTTTACGAGGCGTCATCTATTGGACGGCTTACCGCAGATTGGCAAGCTGCTTTAAACTTCTCGGCAGATTACGAGATATTCCGGGACAAGAACCTTATGATGGCGCGGTCCCGTGAACTGGCCCTCAACAACGACTATATCAAAAAATACCTCCGATTACTAACGTCAAACGTCATTGGTGATTCTGGCGTTATCATGAAGCCTGATATCAGATTTACAAACGGAAAACCGGATGACCTTGCTAACCGCGTGATACTGGCATCGTGGACAGAATGGTGCAAGCGCGGTAATTGTACTACGGATGGCATGATGTCTTTTAGCGATTATCAGAGACTTGCTCTGCAATGTGCTGCCCGTGACGGTGAGACGTTCAGTCAGAAATATTTCTCATTTAAAAATAAATGGGGATTTGCCTTACGGATGATAGAGCCAGAATATTTTGATGTATATTTTAATGCCACGGCAAGCGATGGGACAAAGATACAGAAAGGAAATTATATCAGGATGTCTATTGAGTACGATCAACTTGGTAGACCTCAAGCATATTGGCCGCATCAAACCTATCCAACGGACTTCCTGTATGCCGTTTCTCCTTTGGGTAATGATAGAGAACGAATTCCGGCCAAACAAATAAACCATTTCTTTGTCCGGGATCGGGCTTCCCAGACTCGAGGTGTTCCCTGGTATGCATCGGCGATGGTACGGCTTAAAATGCTGAAGGGCTATGAAGAGGCTTCATTGGTTGCCGCCCGCGTGGGTGCCGCGCAGTGTGGAGTAATTACCAGTCCGTCCGGTGATGAATACAAGGGAGATGGGAAGAACGAGGACGGATCTATAACGATGGAAGCCGAGCCGGGGACCTGGCAGCAGCTTCCCGAGGGGTACGACCTCAAGACATTTGAGCCCAAACATCCGACTATCGGGTATAGCGAATTCCACAAGTCCCTCCTGCGGGGGTCATGCTCGGGTATGGGCGTTGGATACAACACCCTGGCCGGTGACTATGAGTCCGTTAATTATTCGAGCCTTCGCCAGTCCTCCCTTGATGACAGGGACCAATACAAGATGTGGCAACAGCAGTTTATCGATTCTTTCATCTATGACATCTATGAGTCATGGCTTAAATGTGCTCTATTAAGCGGAGCACTCAAACCGCTTGATTCTTCAAACTATGAAAAATATCGGGACGTCAAATTCTTCCCGCGTCGGTGGCAGTGGGTTGATCCACAGAAAGAAGTGGGGGCCGTCATACAGGCCATTGACTATGCCTTGAAGTCACGCTCCCAGGTTGCCAGCGAAGAGGGGAACGACATAGACGACCTCTTAACCACAATATCGGAAGAACAACAGAAGATGGATGATCTTAATATAAAACTTTATCCGGGGAAAGTATCGAGCACTCCGGCATTATCGTCAACAACGGAACCCGAAGAAGACGGTAATCCTCCGAAGAAAAAACCCGGCAAGGAGCAAGACGATGAGCAAGCATAAAAACAAAATAACGCGAGAACTCGCAGGGAAGACATTTTACCGCTCTATTCAGATTCTTAAAGAGGATGCTGATGTAGAAAAGCGCGAAATCAAAATGTCGTTTTCCAGCGAACAGCCATATTTACGCGATTACGGGTACGAGATCCTTGATCATAATTCCGGTGCAATGCGCATGGATAGATTAAAGGCCGGTGCGGCATTACTTATTAACCACAATCGGGATCAGCATGTAGGCGCAGTAGTCTCCGCTGGCATAGAAGATTCAAAGGGGAGGGCCGTGGTGCGGTTCTCTCGGTCTTCTATGGGTGAAGATGCCTTCAACGATGTACTTGATGGGATAAGGAGTAATACCAGTGTTGGTTATGTAATTTATGACATGAAGGATACCGGTAGATTGATCGACGGAGTACGTTGTTTTCGCGCCATAGATTGGGAACCGATAGAGATTACTTTGGCATCTATACCGGCCGACCCGACCGTAGGAGTGGGAAGAACAATGGAAAACAAGAAAGAAGAACCGGAAGATATCGCCGACGAATTTTGTGATGATCCCGAGTGCTGCGGTGAGGATTGCGAGGATTATGACAAATGCATGAGCGATAAAAAGGCGATGAAACCGGAAAAACCAAAAGAAGAGGACAAGAAAATGGAAAACGAAATACAAGTAAAAGAACGCGTTGATAAAGAGGTCGAAGAGGCTCTTAAAAGGCGTGAAAACGAAATCATTCAGATGAGAGCGACGGCGAAACAGTTTGACTGCGAAGAACTTCTTGAAGAAGGTCTTAAAGGCCGCATGGCTCCCGAAGATTTCAACAAGAAAATTCTGGAAAAGATGGCATCGAAGCCGTTTAATCCCGAGCCCGAGCTCGGAATGAGCAGGAAAGAAGTAAAATCGTGGAACCTTATGCGGGCTATTGATGCCACGCTCAAGGGATCCTGGAAAGAGGCCGGGTTCGAACGCGAAGTAAATGAAACGCTTGAAAAGAAACTCGGACCCATATCCCGCGGCGAAGGACGCTCTTTCCGTATGCCGTATGAGGTGGCAATGTACCAACAACGTGCCGGTGCCGGTGACTCTGTGAGCGTTTCGGCTGATGGCGCAAGCCTGATTCAGGAGACTCTCGATGTATCGTCTTATATCGATATTTTGAGGAAGCAGCCTTTCGTGAAACGCGCCGGAGCAAAGGTTCTTTCCGGTCTTACTGACTCTATTATGATCCCGCGTCTTGCTACCGGTAATACGATAAGCTGGATAAGCACGGAGAACAGCCAAACTGCAAGCAACCTTCCGGGATTCGACAACATCGAACTTAAGCCTAAGCACATGGCTGCTATTAACGTAACCACTCGTAATATCATACTGCAAGCACTGCGCGGCTCGATGGATCTCAATAACCTGCTCATGGAAGACATGTTTAAGCAAATGGCAGTTGCACAAGACACAGCTTGTATAAGCGGATCTGGGGTGAGCGGGCAGCCCAAAGGACTGTACAGCATTACCAGCGTTCAGGCACCAACCATATCAAGCGCGTCCGCTCCTACGTGGGCAGAGATAGTCAGCTTTCCGACTGCGCTCGCTAAAAAAGATGTTCTTGAGGATTCGACTTGGGCGTGGGCTACTACTGGCAAGGGTCGCGGATACTTTATGGGTACTCCCAAAATTGGCACCACGTTCCCCATATTTTTCTGCGATGGCAAGACCATGATTGACTATCCGGTATTTATGTCAAACACGGTTACCGATACGCTTGGAACCGGCAGCAACCAGACCGGTCTTATTTTCGGCGCATGGAGCCAGATGATAATCGGCGAGTGGAATAGCGCGTTTGACGTTATCGTAGACCCGTATACGTATGCGGACTATGGACAAATCAGGCTCGTCACTTACATGAGCATGGACTTAAACGTCAGGCACCCGGAAGCATTCGCGATTGGAAAACTTACTTTAAACTAAGAGGAAATAGCGGGGGATTAAATTCCCCCGCTTACTTATATGAATGATCTGATACAAAGAGATATTGAAAATGTTTTCACCGGGGACTCTTTTTTCCAGGAAGTAACGACATGGAAAAAGTTTGTATCTCTTGGCTCCGGGGGGAATCCTCAATATTCCATACATGATTGCATCAATGCCATATTCGATTCGCCGGGTAACATGCAGGTAATTGGCAAGGTTCTTGTTGAGTATGTCGAGCCGATGCTACATGTTGCAGATGTTGACATCGTTGGAATAAGTTCAAAGGATTATTTTACGGTGCGTG